ACTTGAGACAGCAAAGTTTATTTCAGGAGGCATGTATGAAACAATTAAGAAACAGACCACCAACATTAAAAGAAAAAGATTGGGTAAACATTACAAATATATTATTAAACAATGCAGAAGTCACAGAACCTGCAGAGGGATTAAGAACAGAAGATCAATTACAAAATCATTTAGAAGAGTTTTGTTTAAATAGACAAGTATCAACAGATAAGAACGATTTAAAAAAAGGTGGTGTATGGACATCAGAGGGCTACCACCATTTTGTATTTGATAGATTTTATCATCAGTTTCTAATGCGTAGAAGATGGGATCTTGGTTATTCAAGAACAGCACAGTTACTAAAAGAAAAATGTGATTGTGAAAATAAAAGAATTGGAAAAGAAAGATTATCTGTATTTGTAGTCAAAGAGTTTGACAAAAAGACAGATGACTATAAACCTAAAAAATTAAAAGAGGATTCACCATACTAATGAAAACAATAGTATTAGGACCACCAGGCACAGGAAAGACAACTACATTGTTAAACAAAGTAGACGACTATCTAAAACAAACAGATCCTGATAAAGTTGGATACTTTGCTTTCACACAGAAAGCAGCATACGAAGCAAGAGATAGAGCCATAAAAAAATTTAATCTTACAGAAGACGACCTACCCTATTTTAGAACACTACACTCACTAGCATTTAGAAAACTTGGTGTAAAAAAAGAAGATGTTATGCAACGTAGACACTATGTTGACTTAGGTAAGAAGCTAGGTTTTCCTGTCAACTACGCTAGGTTTGAGGATGACCACAACGGTATCTTTACATCTGATAGTGAATACTTGCGAATAATAAATCTCGCAAAGTTACGAAATATTACACCAGAACAACAGTTTGATTTAGCAGAACACAATAGTGATCTTGAAAGAGATAAACTAACTATCATTGCAAATGAGATAGAACGATACAAAAAAGAATACAATCTAATAGATTTTAACGACATGATACTACACTTTATCAAATCAGATAAGTCACCAAAGTTTGATGTAGTATTTATAGATGAAGCACAAGATCTATCACTAATG